CCATGGTCGCCATGTCTGGCTCCTAGAAGATGTTGGCGCTGCTTGGCGATGCGTACTTCTTCGGCAGGGGCACGGCAGGTCCGATGAAGGTCGACGCCTTGGGCGCGGCCGGGAACAGCGTCGAGGTGGAATCGGAACCGGCGAACGGACTGCCGAACTTGCCGCCCATTCCCTGCGCGCCGAGAGACAGCGCCGTCGAGAAGATGTCGGCCAACGGCGACGGCGTGAACGACACTTGGACGGGATCGACGGCCTTCTCGACACCGAACGCGCCGAGAGACCCGCGCCGCATCTCGTTGGCCATGTCGATGCCGGTGCCAGCCTCCTGCTGGAGCAGCGGGTTCTCGGTGCCCAGACCACCGAAGCTCTCCCCGTAGGAGGAGACCTTGGCGAGCGCCTTGATGCGTTGTTGCGCACTGGAACTCGCCTCGCTGATCTTCTTGGCGAGGTCGCTATTGGAGACCGCGTCTCCACCCTGCTGGCCGGAGAACATCGCGGTGTCGGCTGTCGCTTGGGGACCGATGTCGGCTTCGGGGGTGGCGTTGGCGTCGCCCTGCCCCGTCAGGTAGGAGGCGAGACGCGCCTCCTCTTCCTTCTGACGCTTGACCTGCTCGTCACCGGAGAGGTCCTGCACACCCTTGAGGCGGGCGGCGTCAGCCTCCTTGCGCAACTCCTCCTGCCTGACCTGCTCGGCGGCGCGGTCCTTCTTCTGCTGCTGCTGCCAGACGTTGACCTCTTCCTGCTGTTTCTTCGCAGCCGAACGCTGGGCCATGCCACCGCCGATGGTGCCGACGGCCCCGACGACGGTGCTGGCAATCGACAGGGAGACAGGATCGCACATGGTGTGTCTCCTAGACGGTTCGGGTCTGTGGCTTCGGCAGTGCCCCGACGCGTTTCGCAAAAGCCGCGTTGTCGGCACCCTGCATGTACTTCGCGCCACCGATGGCCGCGACGTTGAAGATGTCGCCCAGCGCCGTGGTCGGCGGGTCCTCCGACGTGATGTTGCGGATCGCGGCCGTCGCTTGGTTGGCCGCGACGTCCGGGTTCTCTGTCGCGTAAAGCTGGGAGACAGCCTTGGCCTCTTCCGCTGCCGTCCGGGACCTGAGATCGGCAGCAGCCGTATCGGCCTTGTTGCGGACGTCGCCGACATTGATCAGGTTCTGCTTGAACAGGTCGGCAGCCGCGTCGTTGGCGGCGCTCGAACGGAGTGTGCCCGCGCGCGCCAGCCGGAAGGTCGTCTCATCCTTGGCCTCGCCGTACTTCTCCGCCACCTGCGGCGTGTAGTAGTCGAGGATGCCCTGCTTGAAGTCGTTGAAGAAGCTCGGCTGGATTCCACCCACCTGCTTGCCGGTGGCGACGTCGGCGGTGACGTTCTCGCCGATCTTGTAGACCTTGCCGTCCGGGCCTTGCACGTACTTCCCGGCAGCGCGTCCGGGAACGGCAGTCACCGCCGGGGTGTTGACCGTCCGTCCCCCGACCTCCTGCATGTTGCCGGTGCCGTGTCCGGTGGTCGGAACCATCTGGCCCGGTATCGTTCTGGTGCCCGCCGGACGGCCCGCGATGGCGGAGACAGCGGGAAGGTCGACGAGCTTGAAGCCAGTCGGCATCCCGGAAGCACCAGCCTTGAAGGTTCTCTTGACCATCTCGGGGGTGCCGTGGAAGGCCCCCTTGATACGGGCGAGACCCGACGTGAGCCGCGCCTGCCGTGCCACTTCCTTGGCGCGGGCAGCCGCCGCCTCCTCCTTCTGCATGTCGATCATCTGCCGCGAGGAGTCGTCGCTCGAACCGCCGAACAGATCACACATCGTCGAAGTTCCTTGTCATCGCGATTCCGTTGGTCTCCCGGAAGCCCATGTGGATCAGGAGGTTCTTGAGGCTGGCGATCTCCTTCATCCCGGAGAGCGCGTTGGCGTTAAAACAAGCGGCACCGTCGGCGCGGGCGATCTCAAGGCACAGCGTCAGCAGCACCCGGCCGACAGGAGACCTGCGCCATTTCCGGCGAACGAAGAATTTGTCCAGATGAGCGAAGGGCTTGGTCGTGAAATTGTGGTCGAGCGTGTAGCAGATCGAGCCGACCAACTCACCCTTGGTCTTCTCGAACGCCAAGAGGTGCGGGACGTTGCCGCTGGTGATGCCCCTGAAGACCCACGCCCACATGCGCGGCGGGTCGTAGACGAGGTTGCGGTTCGGCCAGTCACTCTCGGCGAAGAACTCGCCATAGAGGTTGACGATCTGGGAGACATCCAAGGAGTTCGCGCCCCGGAACGAGTAGGCGTCGACCGCCTGCGCGAGCAGCTTCTGGTCGAGGGCCTGATTCATTGGAGATCGTCGCGCTGGAAGAGGAGAACCTCCTCATGCCGGGTGCCAAACTCCCGAGATGTGGCCCGTGGCGTGAAGCCAAGGTGGCGAAGCCAGTTCTGCGATGCCTGATTGAGCGGATGCACGAGGCAGACGGCCCGGCTCACCCCCTCGCTCTTGAGTTCGGGGATCATAGTCCGCTTGATGAATTTCGTCACCATCCCGACGGCTGGCCGTCCCTCGTCGGTCTTGAAACCCCACACGAGAGCTATCGGGCCGAGGAGTTTTGCCCCGAACGCCATCACCGGCACGTCCATGTCGAGGACCACGTACTTGAAATCGCTCTCGAAAGCGTCGAGCGCCAGAGACACGTAGTTGTCGGGATCGCGGGTCAGTCCCAGTTCGATCTTGTCGCTCTCGCACAGGTGCCTGCCGATGGAGGCGAGATCGTCGAGGTCGGGCTGGTCGTCGATCCGTCTCATGCCTCTTCGTCCGCAATCGCGTAGTGGACGGCAGCGTTGGAGATCGTCGCCTCAAGATTGTCGTTGTTGTAGAAGCGCAACGAGAAGTGGCTGTCGTAGCCCTGAAGCTCGTGGCTGCCGAAGTTCCATGTCGGCACCGCGATGTTGGCGATGGTCTCCTCGGCATCCGGGTTGTTGTAGTCGTAGGAGACAGCGACCCGCCACGTTCCCGGATTGACCAGCGGCGGATCGGCGCTGTTGACCGTGGCGTCGAAGGCTTGGAACTCCTTCTTGTGGCCGGGCTTCTTCGAGTCGTGGTAGGGCAGCCGCACCTCGACACCGGGATTGTTGTAGGCCTTGCCGTCGGTGCCTCCGTAGACCCAGAGGTTGTCGGCGCTGTCGCGCAGGAAGATTTTCCCACCACAAGTAACCGCGTGATCGATCTCGGCTCCGGCAAGCTCTGGCAGCGTCAGCGTCGACCACGCCGTGATCTTGGGTCCGGGGAAGTACGAGAGACAGAGAATCTCCCTCGGGAAGATCATCCAGAACCGGCCGACGCTCGGCTCCAGCAGCGAGACCGCCTCGTCGGCGTAGTTGAGCGTGCCCTTGAGCGGGTCGAGGCGGATGCCCCTGACGGCCGGGTCGACTGGAGAGCCGATGTCGGAGACGGCAGCGCTGTTTGAACTGTCCTTGGCCTTCAGCGACCTGATCCCGGACGGGTCGAGATAGAGAACGTCGCCGGAGCCGTACTGGAGCGGCGATCTCGGCGCGGTGGTGCCCGCGCCGCGCAGCAACTGCTCGAAGGCGTTCTGGAGGGGGTCCGGGTCGACCGCCCAAATCTGGGTCGCCTGCGTCGAGAAGATCGCCAGCTTGTCGTAGTAGACCTCCAGCGAGGTCAGCTTCTCGCTGTCGGCATCCACCGTCGAGATGTTGATGAATCCACGACCGGTGCGGATGACGTCGGAGGTCAGCGTACACCAGCCTGCGGCACTCTGCGGAGCCAGCGCGGAGGCGTCGATCCCCGACAGCGCGAAGCTGTTGGTGCCGACGTTGATCTGGGTGACGATGCGCGGGCCGGAGACCATCGCGGGCCAACCGGGGCCGGGGGCCGGAAGATAAATCTGGACCTTCATGCCCTCGGAGAACTTGGCGATGGCCCCGGCTTCAATGGTGCAGCGCGCCGGGTTGGTGTTGGAGATCGACTGCACGGAGATGGCGGGCGTGGCGGAGACCTTGCTGTCGTTCTGTCCCGGAGACGTCGCCGTCGAGCCGTTGACGCCGTTCAGCGTGAAGGTGGTGGCCCCGACGGTGCCGATCTGCCGGTAGCCGTTGGCCCCGGTCAGGCCCGCCTTGGTGGCCCCTGCGATGTAGACGAATCGCCCGGCGGTGAACTGGCCGATCTCGGCGGCGGAGACAGTGCAGATGGCAGGGTTGGTGTTGGACAGCAGGACGACGACGACCTTGTCGATCAGCGCCTCCTCGTCCCACACCACCGGGTTGCCGATGGCCGAGAAGTTGAGCAGCTTGTTGATGACCGCGTAGACCTTCGACTGGAAGGTGCGGACATAGTAGCCCCTGCCGGACCCCTCCGAGAGCTTGCCGTCGTAGATCACCGTCGAGGGCCGCACGCCAAGGTAGTAGTGCGGGTTCTGGGCCTCGGTCGGATAGTTGAACAGCGACGCCCCGGTGCGGCAGGCGAGATAGACATTGCCGTCGAACACGTCGTAGTCGGTCTGCTCAAGCGAGGTGTCGGTGTTGGGTATCTTGCAGGCGCGCAGGTTGACGCCGGGGACGCCGATGTTCGGCACCACCGGGTCGACATTGCGGCCGAACACGAACAGCGAGGACTCGGTCGCAGCGAGGCCGAAGGAGCCAGCGACGCTGCCGACATTGACGAAGGCGCGGCGCTTGGCGATCTCGCCGCCGGGGGTGATCATGGCATTGATCAGCCGGGTAAGGGTGCCCGCCGCCGACGTCAGCGGAGACTTGCGGGTGTCCTGCCCCGAGATGAAATTTTCTATAAGCTGATAGGTCACTGTCCGGGACCGTAGAGCAGGTTCGAGTTGCGCAGCCGCATCGACGGAGCGCCGCCGCCCAGCGAGCCGACCTTGCGCTTGGCGGAAATCTTGTTGCCGAGAAGCTTGGTCAAATGTCTCTGGGCCTTCTGCATCTTCACCGTGGCGTCCTCGGCCTTCGCCCGCGCCAAGAGATCGGCGGCGCAGAACAGGATAATGGCGGTGGCGTCGATGGTGCAGACATCGCTGTCGGCAAGCAGCGGGGCCAACTCACGCTGGCCCTTGAAGCGGACGGTGCCGCCCGTGGTGTCGGGTGTCGGCCAGACGCGAAAGTTGCTGGTGTCCTCGACATCCCACGCCTGCACCGGGTCGGCGCGGCTGGTGTTGGAGTTGTCCGGCCTGATGCAGTCTTCGTCGATGCCGTAGGGCAGTTCGTCCCATGAGGTCGAGCCGGATTGCGCCGTCCATGTCTCCCGGATCATGTCGAAGCTCATGGCAACCGGGGTCGTCGGGAAGGTGTAGACATACTGCCCTGCGGCCATCGCGACGTTGGCGCGGATCATGAGGTCGGGGAAGACGAAGGCCGTCCAGAGTTCTTCCTGCGTTCGCGCCAGCAGGTATTTCAGCGTCTCGTACTGGTTGACGCCCTGCGCCACGGAGAGCGCGTGGCCCGCCTCGGCGCGCAGGTTTTTGACCATCACGGAAAGCGTCTGGGTGCGCACGGGCTTACCTCTTCTTGGCCATAGTCTTCACAGGAGCGTCCTCCACGTCGACGACGGCAGGGTCGTCGAACGGCGGTGTCTCCAGATCGGTCTCCTCCTCGATGGTCTCCGGCCGGGTCGTGCCGCCGCCGGGCGAGGTGACCTCGACCATCCGGGTGATCGGGTTCACCCACGTCACGCCAGCCTTCAGCGTGGCCTCGGGGGCCTCCATCTCGCCGGGTCCGGCACGGCCTCCCCAAGCGTCCTTGCAGGCTTGGTCGCCGTAGATTTCGGCAAGGCGCTGGCGCTCGGCGCGCGGCGACTGCGACACCTGCACGAACGGGATGATGTCGGTGACGGCGGCATCGCCATGCAGAAGGCGGACGATCTCGACCTCCGGCCACGAGATCGGGCTGGTCTCGTCGCGGTTGACGGTGTTGCGCATGTCTTCGCCCAAGGCGATGGTGGCCTTGCAGAAATGCATGGTGTTCTCCTTGTGATGGTTGACCCAGTATTCTCCGCCTTTGACCGGGCCTTTGCCAAGCGCCTGCGGATTCAGCCCGCAAAACGCTTCCAGCCGGTCGACGGCTTCCTGTCTCCAACTCAAGGCCTGTCTCCCCTGAAAAAGGCCGGGGCATGTCCTTCCTGCCCCGGCAAGGTCGTGGGAGCGTAGTCTAGGCTATATCGATCACGAGCGACGAGTTGAACTGCTTGCCGATCATCTGGCAGGTCGAGGTGATCGAACGGTACATGATGAACTTGTCTGGAGGCCGCGCCGGAGTGTGGCGGTGCATCCATTCGTCTTCCATGCACATCATCATGATCTTCTTCGAGTCGAACCAGTAGGCGCGCTTGGAGAGGCCCAGATCGTCGAGCGTCGGGTCGTAGACGACCTCGGTGCCTGCGAACTGCATGGACCCCATGCTGCCGTCCTGATTCTTCGTGAAGCCGGTCATCGAGTAGTTGCCGTTGGCCCTGATCTCCGTCTCCATGGCACCGATGAAGGCGCTTCCGGCGAGGAAGGTGTCAGGCTCGCCACCGTAGCGGGTCAACTGCCTGCGCTCCGACTGGAGCACTTGCAGGAGAGCGCCACCGTTGGCGATGTTGCTGGCGATAGGCGCTCCGCCCCATGCCGCCAGCGCCGGGGTGCCGCCGACGGCGGTGCCCATTGCTGTCGTGTAGGCGCGGTTCCTCCACCACTCGAACCCGGCGGTGGCCCGGTTGATGCCGCCGACGACGCCGACGGACGGGTTGTCTGCGATCAGCAGCTTGAGACCGGCGAGCGCCTTGGCGTCGGCGACACCGTCGCCGTACATCAGGGCGTTCATCTTCCTCGCGTACTGCTCGCCGAGATCGAACAGCTTGTCTTCCAAGAGGCCGACAAGCACCGTCATCTCGCGGCGGGAATGCTCGGTCGTGCGCTCCCCATTCGAGCCGGGATCGACGACGGAGATGCCGTCGATCTTCAGTTCGGTGTGGGTCATCGTCAGACCGATGTGGTGCTCGCGCCACGTATAGTTGGCGCGCTTGATGTTGGCGGGCGTGTAGAACACCACCTGATCGTCGTGGGTGTAGCCCTTGACGGAGTCGTTGGTGCCGCCTGCGCCGAAAGCGCCGGAGACAGCGACTGAGATGTCTCCCTTGCCGCCGGGGAAGTACTTCTTGCGAGCCACCATCTTGTCGAACAGTGGCCGCTTCTGGAGCGACTGCCGCCAGACATCACCCTTGTCGAGGTAGAAGTCGAGCGCTGCGTTCGCGATGTTGGTGAGTTCACCTGCTGTGAAGGCCATGGGGGTTCAAACCCTCCAATCAGCCTCCTGCCCGTCTGGCGTTGTCCAATCCAATGAGTGCTGCTTCCATTAGAGTTTTCGGAGCCGCGCGGGCAGAAGAGGGTTGCGGTGAGGCTCCATTCGGCTGTCTGGGCGTCGCTGCTGGCCGGGGACTGATCGTGCGCATCTGGCGGTTCACTTCGTCATATGCAGCCTTGGTGATCTCCAAGGCTTCGTTGACGTTCGCGATGGTGCCGCCACGCTCGAACAACATGGCCTGCGCCGTCCTCCGAATGGAGGGCGCTTTTGCCTTGTAGTCCGGATCGTTCGCGGAGAGCCGAAGCTCGAACGAGGAGACAGCACGCTGGACGTCGGCCTGAATCGCATGGACTTTGGAGACCTGTGTCTCCTGCTGCGTCTCGCGGAGTTCAAAGTTGGTGCGCTGGGTGTCATAGCGCTGCCGGGCGAACTCCTTGGCCGCTGTCTCGGTCATGTGACCGGCGCGGACGCGGTCGGACAGGTCCTTGGGGAGAACGACCCCGAGATACTCCTGCGCCGTGCGTACATAGGGGGCAATCGTCTTGTAGAACGTCGCGTAGTCACCAGCCCGCAGCATGGCTGCGATCCTGAGTGTCCCGGCGATATCCTCGCCGGAAAGCTTGTTCTGGGTGGCGAATTGCTCAAGCTCGCCGCCGATCTCAGCCGCAGGACGAAGAGCCGCAACCTCGTTGCGTAGCTCCCTGCGCTGCTTCAGCAGCTTGTTGATCTTCTTCCTGACGGCGGGAGCAGCATCCGCAGGCGCTGGCTCGTCGTCGTCGGGCGAAGGCCCGTCGTCTGTCTCTAAATCCTTATCCGCCTGATCTGGGTCTTGAGGCGTGGTGTCGTCTTGGGGAGAAGACGGTTCCTCGGGCTTTGCCAGCACGTCCTTCTCGTTCGTGGCCGGAACCACCTTGAGAACGGCGTCGAGCAGGGTGCTTTTGGATTGGTCCCCTGAAGAATCGGCCGACGGCTCGGTCGGCGTCGATGGGCTTGGAGACGGGGCCGCTGCGGACGGCGTCGCGTCCCCTGACGGGGGCGGCGCGCTGTCCGGAGAAGCAGTGGGAGGTGCTTCGTCGGCCATCGGCGTCTCGTTGATGTTGCAGCGTTATAGTCGCAAAAATTTGTAGCCGTCTACTGCAATCGCTGGGTAGGGTTCGGCGTCGGCGGTGCAGGCGCTGCCGGAGGAGGTGCCGGGGTCTGAGAATTGGTTGGCGGCGGTTGTGGCGCGTTGAGACCCCCCTGCGGTCCCTGCGCGGCTGGGTCGCCCTGACCGGGAAGCCCCGGTATCTTCCCGGCATTCATCGCTGTCACGGACGGCAGTCCGTCGGCAACCGCCTCGTCGACGTCGAGCTTGTCGTCCATCCGCTTGATGGCTTCCTTGGCGAGGAAGTTCGGCTTGACGCCGGGAAGCTGCATCAGGATGGGCGCGAGACGCTCGAAATTCTGAAGCTCCTGCGCTTGGTTCGGACGGCCGGAAGAGCCTGCCTGAATTTCAAGGAACAGGTCCTTGGCGACCTCCGACTTGGTCAGCACCGGCCACATCGCGCCGGGACCGACGATGGACTTCACGACCTCTTCCGAAACATTGAGAAGAAGGATTTGACCAGCCGCACGAGCAATGCCGGTGAGGGTCTCGTCAATGTCGTCGATGGAGGAGCCGGTGGCGTTGGCCTTGGCGCTCGCGGCATAGGATGTCTCTGTCGCAGTGTCTCCGCTGGTGCCTCCCAGATCAGCTTCCTGATCTCCGGTGGCACGTTGAAGGTCTTGGAAGATCGGGTTGACCTCGTACAGGTTGGGATCAATCGGCGCTCCTTTTACAGCCTGCAACAATTGGTTGATGTCCTGCCCCGGCTGCATCCCGGCGACGCCGATCAGCGCGTTGACGGGGTGGTTCTTGAAGGCGTCGAGATCGTCCTCGGAGAGCGTCCCCTCGGCATAGGCGGTCTTCGGCCGGTTGGCGATGCGGTGTTCCCGGAGGCCCTGCCGCGCACGATTCAGTTCGCGCTGCATCGGCCGGATCAGGGCGACGTCGCTCAAGGGATAGACGCGCCCGTCGACCTCGTTGAAAGCCGTCAGGAACCACGGCCAGAACCGGTCGGTGTAGATTTCGGGCTTGGCCGGTTCGCGCAGGAAGTCGTTGTAGCCGTCGCAGACCACGTAAACGAGGCCGTCCTTCTTGTTGTAGAGGTGCCAGACGAGGCAGCAATCGCTGTCTCCGGAGTCGATGGCGGTCTCGGTGGAGCCACCGGTCTCCCACGACTGCCGGGCACGCTCGTAGTCGGTGCCGACATCGGTGCGGGCGTAGGAATTATAGCCCTTGGAGACATCCTTGCCGTAGGTCTCCTGCACCTCGTTGATGGTCAGCAGGAACTCCTCGGCGACCCAGTCGGCACCCAAGAAGTCGCGCAACTGGATGACGTGCGGATCGGGGATGATGGCGGTCGATTTCGGCCACGAGAACACGAGGCCCTCGCGGACCACGATGTCCTGCTCCTTGGCGAGGTCGGCGATGGTCAGGCGCAACTGCTCGGCGGCGGCGCTGTTCTCGTCGACCTCCCCGTCGGCCATGTCGGCCGAGATGCGCTCGACGGTCTGAAGCTGGGCTTGGATGTCGGCGATCCGGCTGTCCATGTCCGGGTCCTTGCCCATGACACGCTGGAATCCGATGCGGCACCAGCCGACGCCCGACGTGGACGCCCGGCGCACCGTCATCTTCATCATTGACTTGAACGATTGCTGCTGCTCGCTGACCTCGTACTCGTAGAGAATCTCCAGCGTGCGGGCGATGCGGTTGAGGATGGTCAACTGCCGCTTGACGTTCTGGCTGTCCTCGATGACCATTTGCGCATGTTGCACCTCATCAGGTGGCGGCATCATGGGTGCTGGCGGCTGTGGCGTCGCCATGGTCGGAGAGCCGTCTGGGCCGGGTGCGCCCGGCGAGCCTCCGGCGGTGTTGCCCGGTCCAGCGACGGGAGCCGGTGCCGTGGGTAGGCTCCCCGGCATCGGCATCCCGTCGAGACCACCGGCACCGGCTCCGGCTCCCGGACCACTCGTGGTCGGTGCCATACCGGGTGCCAGCGATGGGATTCCAGCGTGTTGGGCAAGCGCCATGGTGGCGAGCATCGCCGCCTGCTGGGCCTGCTGGACGGTCGCCTGCGCCTTGGCAAGCTCCTCCATGGTGCCGTCCCAGATGGTGGACAGAATCCGCGGTCTCCGGCGGCAGACGGCTTTCGGGTTCTTGGCGTAGACGGTGGCGACGCGCTTCTGGATGTGTTGCAGCGTGATGTTGGCGACGTAGAGGTCGTTGACCTCGACATCTCCGTAGACCGACAGCTTGGGGTCCTCGTTCCACTGGAGACCAGCAGCGAATTTCTGGTCCTTCTCCATCTGCCGGAACGTCTTGTCCCAGAAGGTCTTGGCCTGCTTGATCATGTCGGTCACGGAATCGACGAGGGCTTTGCGCTTCTCGTCGGGTTCCGGTGTTTCCCGTGAGACAACGTCTCCCTGTGTCTCCGGCGGCACCAGCAGGGGGTGCGGCTCCGGCGGCGGGCCGACATCGAAGGGAGAACCGGGAGGAGGGGTTGCGCCAATGGGTGGGAGAGCCATTGCACCTAGCTTTCTATGTCAGAGGGTTGTCGTCCTTTTTCTTCCAGACTTCAGCCAGCGTGATCGGTCTCGTCTGCCTGACCGGAGGGTTGATGTGCTTGCCGGGCGCGCTCGTCAGCACGCGCGGCGACGACAGCTTCTTGGTCAAGACCAGCGGGTCCTTGCGGTTCGCCAGCAAGGTCCGTTCGTCCGTCTGCGCCTTGCTGTCCGGGGTGTGCCAGCGGCCCATCACCAGCCCGCCCTCTGGGCGTCGTTGAGCTGTCGTTTGCGGTCGGTGCTGTCGGACTGCTTGACCCAAGCGAAGGTTCCCACTGCCGGAGCCGGTTTCTTCGGGCGAGCGATCTTAGGTGCTGTCTGCGCACCCAGCCCGGAGCCGATCCACGCAAGAGCATCGACAAGATCATCTCTGGCTCCGAACGGGAACTGGAGAAGCTCCTGCCGGGCCTCCATCCACCACGGAGCAAACGATGGAAAATAGACCATCCCCATCGCCATTCTCGCCATGATCGATTGGGCGCGAGACTTCTTGTCATGGACCGGCGTGACCTCGCACACGGAGCAGAACGTGGCCCGCTCCATCATGCGCTTGCGCAGGAACGGGCCGATGGATTTCGAGATGTGGCCGCGCTCCGCCCACCAGTAGAGCGGCTTGTACTTGGCCATCAGGTCGATCATGCGCTCGACGACATGGTCCGTCGAGAGGTGCGCCCAGACGATGTCCTCCATGATCCAGAGGTTCTGCTCCTCGTCGACGCCGACGATCACGCAGCACGTTTTGTCGCGATCCTGCGTGGTGGAGACAGCGTGATCGCTGGCTGCGTAGAAGCGAAGCTTGTCGTTCGGCGGGCGCTGGCCACGGCTATAGGTCTTGATCTTGTCGGCAGGAAAGAAGTTGCCCTTCTCCGGCGTCGGAGACCCCTGATACAGCGCTTGGAAGCCGCGCGGATCGGCAGAGCGCATCTCTTCGAGATATTGCACAGGGAAGCGTGCGGGCCACAGCGCTGCGCCCTGCGGTCTGCCCAACGGGTCTCCAACCCCGAGAGACAAAGCTGGCAGGTCGATGATCTTCCATTTCGGACCCTCGGTCGGCGAGTAGTCCGGGTTCTGCGGGTCGGTGAGCCGACCAACGAGGTCGTCCTCGTGCCAGCGCGTCTGGATGATGACGATCCAGCCCACGCTTGAAAGGAGACGGGTCTTGGCGACCTGATTGTACCAAGACCACAGTTTGTTGCGGGTGACGAGCGAGTCTGCTTCGACGCGATCCTTGATCGGGTCGTCGATCAGCAGGCCAATCGATCCGCGCCCGGTGATGGCGGAGCCACGGCCGACGAAAAAGAGCTTTCCGCCGTCCATGGTCTCGACGCGGTCGACGCTCGCGGTGCGCAGCGCCATCTGCGGAAACACCTGCCGGTAGACGCTGTCCTCCATGATCTCGCGGACCTCGCGGCCGAAGTCCCACGACAGCTTGTCGGAATAGGTGGCGAGGATGATGGATTCCTCGGGATGCCGACCCTCGAACCAAGCCGGGAAGAGCCTGCTCGAAAGCTGGCTCTTCCCGTGTCTCGGGGGCACGTTGATGATCAGGCGAGGGATCAGTCCGATCTCAACCTGCTCCAAGGCATAGGCAATGGCCTTGTGGTGAAGCTCGGTGATGAAGGCGCTCTTGGTGACGTCGTCGGGGTTGTCGGCGTCGGGCATCATGAAGCGGGCGAAGGTCAAGAGATCGTCCTTCGCCTCGATAGCGGCTTTCCGCCGCCTCAGCGCGTTGAGATGACGCCGTGTCTCCGGCGGTATGATGATGCGCTGGTTCAACCCGGATCGTCTTCCCCTGCTCCGACGAACTGCCCCTGCTCGGTCATCCGGTCGCGCAGGACATAGGCTTCGAGCGCCCACATCTGCCGGATGGCGTCTTCCTTGGCGAACTTGACGCCAAGGGCGGCGTCGAAGTTTTCGGCGTCGGCGGGCGCGGACTTGCCGACGATGGCGAAGCCGTTGGCCAGCGTGAGCACGGCAATGGTCATGTGCGGGATCGACTGCGGGTGGATGAACTCCTCGTGGGCGATCTTCGCCAGCATGGAATCGAGGGTGACCCGGTTGGGGGTCTTCTGCACCGCTTTCGAGGCGTCGTCGCTCATTCTCAGCGACGACAGATCGGTGCGGGCGTGGCGTTCGGTGTCGGTCTCTACGGGCATCTTAGCTCTCCGTTTTGAGGGTTTCGGTCTCTTAGTCATCGTCCTTCCTAGACGATTTCTTGCCGCTGCGCGCCGCCACCGCCTCGGTGAACTCGAAGTCGAGTGGCCCGGCAACATTCATGTAGGTGTGGACCTCGACGGGGCAGACCGCCGGGACCACGAACAGCGATGGCTTCACTCCCGTCGTCACCTCGGTGTCGGAGACAAAGGTGGTCGGCTCCGGCAGGCCGTTGAACATGATGGTCGAGACGCCTTCGATGAAGCCAGTGCCGATGCAGGAAAGCACGATGTCGGCTGCATCCCCGGCAACCGCGCTGGCGGGAGACAGGCTGTCGAGCGTCGGCGGCGGTGCCTCCTCCTCCGGGACGGGACCGCCCTCGTAGGTGACCCACTCGGAATCTGCCTTGACGATGTCGGCCTGAAGCTGGAGGCCGCGTGCGACGCGGTCCTTGTGCAGGACGTTCTTGTAGGTGTCTGTGAATGCCGTCAGGGCGTCGGCGAAATCCTGCTCGGCGTCTTCGATGCTTTTCGCCTCTGCCTTGTGCTTGGTGTCCTTGGCCACTGGTGCCTCCTTAACCTCTGATGTCGGTGTGTTTCATCACGATGTTCATGCCGCAGTCTGATCTGTCGGTTCGTCGTCCGGCGTAGGGTCCACGGCGTCGGCAGGCTCCTGTTCGATGGGGTCCACTTCCGGCTCGGGGTCCGGCTTGTCCTTGGTCCAGCCGTCGTCGCCGACCAGCAATCCGGCCTGCGCATTGAGGCCGTCGATGACCTTCTGGCGGTCGTACTTGTTGCGGTACTGCGCGATCAGGTTCGACAGCGCGAGTTCAAAATCGATGTACATGCCACCTTCCTCCTCTGGCCAGCCCGACGGGCTGGATTTGACGTCTGCGAGGGTGATCATTGCAGCCTCGGCAGTCCGCCACCCATACCAGCGAGCGCCAGCAGAACATAGATGACGGCGATCACACCGATGATGATCGACACGACCTTGAGCAGCTTGTTCAACGGTTCCGGCACCGGCAACCAGTCCGCGATCCACCAGACCAGCCCCACGACGACGCAAACGATGAGCAGATAGACGAGTTGGTTGATCATGATGCCTCCTATCGGGCGTTGCGACCGCCTTTCGGCGGATCGAAACCACCACCACCCGGCTTGCCGGGGTCGTTCAGCAGATCGAAAACGATGGCGGGATGCTCACGCAAAAACTCTTTGAGCCGCTTGCCGTCGAGACCTTCGAGGCGACCTTTCAGCTTCTGAATGTCGATTGGTGGCCTGCCGCCGGGGCGTCCTGAACCGCTGCCGGGCCGACCGGGATCGCCGGGATCGCCGGGGTCGCCGGGATCGCCGGGGTCGCCACCGCCGGGGGTTCCGGTTCCAGCATCAACATCCCCTGTATCACCCGGTCCTGCTTGCCCACCGGACGACGAAACATCCCCAACGCCGCTGCCAGCAGCACCAATACCGCCAGCAGCGCCGACAGCAGCACCAGCAGGTTCCGCATTTGCAGTCTCACCTCTACTATGGCCAACATTTCGCGTCGTCGTGCGGGCGCAGCTACCGTTATCTGCACGCACCTGTAGCAGCACGCGGCACTGATTTTCCGAAAAATCCGGTTTCTCGGCGTGAGCAGCCGTCGACATCAAAATGCCTATCAAAACGATATGCGATCTCATTGGTGCAGGCGGTCCACGATCAGGTTCAGCGCGGCGCAGTAGCTGGCGATCTGCTCTTCCGAAGGCGCGCTGTCGAGGACGACCCCGACAGTCCAGCGATCCGCGCCGCTCGCTGCGTAGGCCGTCGAGACCGACCAGCGCTCCGGCCCGCCGCGCTCGGCGACCACGCGCACGATACAACCGCTTTTCGACGGGACTTCCCGGTACGAACTGAGGAACCTGTCGAGCAACTGCTCGTCGTTCAACGCCCGGTAGACGACATACGCCGGGATCAGCATCAGCAACAGCGCGAAGATCACCAGCAGGTTGGTCCATGACAGTCCCTTGATCGCCGAGATCGCCCCGGCCAGCCAGCCTGCGTTGGGCTGTAGCTCGGCCATTCACGTCACACGATCTCCCCGTTGACGCGAACGCGGACCTCAAACCCGACCGGCACCGACCCGATATTGACATCGACATAGACGACCTCGACACCGGGATCGGGGTCAGGCCCCGGCTGCGCGTTTCCAGCCGGACCCATCCATTTGACGCACGCCTCGGCGCTGCCGTTGAAGGCGTCGAGGTCGACATGTCCGCTGATGCCCTTGACCGTGCCGGTGTCGGTGTACTGCCACAGCGACCATTGCGGCCACGTCGCCGTTGGCCATGTCGGAGTGCCGGTGGTGTACTGGGCGATCCAGAGAGACGTGTTCTTGGCCAGCAGATCGTTGTGGGTGTTGCCGAGTTTCTCCTTGATGACGTGGCCGCTGTAGATCGTGATCTGGAGGTCGGGGCGCTTGTCCATGATCGCCTGCACGCAGGCGCACAGATCGATGATGTTGACGCGGTCGTCCTCGTAGTCGAGCACGACGCGAGACCCCAGCGGCATCACCTTGTCCTGCTCGTCGATGTAGTGGCGCATCTGGTCTTCCATCGAACCGGGCCGCAGGAAATGGTAGGTGGAGACAGCGAGACCGGCGACCAGAGCGTCGGTGGCGCGTCCCATCCAAGTGTCGTCGACGTAGCTCTCGCCCTCGGTGCATTTGAGGATGACGCCGACGATGCCGCTCTTCCTGACCTCGCCCCAGTTGGGCGTCGGCTGGTAGTGCGAGATGTCGATGACGAGCGGGGTCATGTGAAGGTGAACGGCTTCGAGACCGTGGTGATCAGGCCCTTGCGGACGGCGACGTTGTAGACGGTGTTCTGCGGGATCAGCAGGGGCTTGGCGAGGATGGTGATCGATGTCGGGGACACGAAGGTGCTGGCGTAGAGAGCGCCATTCACCAAGACCTCGCACGCGGCTGAGAAATTCGTTCCGGTCAGGGTCACCGTGAGGTCGGCAGCGCCAGCGGCCGCGCTGACGGGCGAGATCGAGGCCAGCGTCGGGATGTTGGTGGTGTTGGTCTTCATCCACTCGGCGGCGGTCTCGGCATTGATGAAGTGGTAGCTCTTGGCGTCGTCGCCAAGGGCGTAAATCTTGAGGTCGCCACGCCTCCGATAGCTCACGAACTGCATGTCTGATGTCTCCTTCACGCGGCTGCTGCCGCCTCCAGTGCCGTTACCTTCGCAGACAGTTCCTTGACCGCGTTGATCAGGGCGTAGGTGAGGTTGGTGATGTCGATGTTGCGCACGTCGTCGTGCTCGACGCCGTCGATGAAGCCGGTCGTGATGTTGACCAGTTCCGGCATCACCGCCTCGGCCTCTTGAGCTATGAGACCGACGATCTCGGTGCCGTCGAGCGCCATCTGGTAGTGGGTGCTTTCGGGGTACGGCGCGGCCTTTGCGCTGGCGTGGGTCGGCTCGTCGTCCTCGGGGTCGAGGTCCATCGTGCCGGGGGCTTCGACGGTGTCGTTGCCCTTGTAGGTGTAGACCCTCGGCTGCAACGCGACGATCTCGGCGAGGCCCATCGTGTAGTCGGCCTTGACGGTCTTGATGCGCTCGTCGGAGATCGCCACCCACGATCCGGCGGTCGACTTGGCGGCGGTCGGCCCGGTGCATGTGATGTTTCCCGCCGCCGAATAGACGAACTGGTTGGACGTGATGCTGGTGCTGCTGGGGCGGAGGCAAACGCTGCCGCCAGTCCCGCACAGGTAAGCGTTGCTGCTCCCAGCCAGTGCGGCAAACATACCGACTTGCGCGTAAACGATGCCCTCCGGGACATAGAAATCCCCGGCGCTGGCGACGTAAGCCTGCCCGGTGGCGCTGCCGCTGCCGTTGGGGCGCAGGTAGCAGTTGCCGCCATTACCCGCGAGGACGAGCGAACCCCCGCCGGACGGGTTCTGGACGATGCCGTTGGTGACACTGATGCCCCCGCTGGAGGTGATGGCGGCACCAGCGATGTTGCCGGTGGCGATGATGGTGCCACTGGTCGAGAAGCTGCCTGCCGTGACGTTGCCGGAGGTCGAGAAGCCGCCGACGGCAGTCAGGATGTCGGTGACCTTGTCGTAGGTCAGCCCGGCGTCTCCGGCGAACACGGTGCCGCCGTCGTTGAACTGCACTTGCGTGGCGAGGCCACCCGGCACCGCGCCCGGCACGGCGGCAACGACAGCCTTGACGTAGGCCGTGGTGGCGATGCTGGTGTCGTTGTCGGACGTGGCTGGCGTCGGCGCTCGCGGGTCGCCCGTGAAGACTGGGCTGGCGATGTCGGCCTTCCCAGTGAGAGGCGCGACGGCGTTGGCCACGAAGGCCGTGGTGGCAATCGAGGTGTCGCTGTCCCCCGGTGCCGCCGTCGGCGCTTTCGGGTCGCCCGTGAACGTCGGGGAATTGGTGGGAGCCAGCGTCGCCGCCATCTGGCCGACGGCGGTTCCGACGAACTGCGTGGTGGCAAGCTGGGTCGTGTAGTTGCCGTCGGCGGCGGTCGGCGCTCGCGGCACGCCCGTGAGGGTCTGGCTGTCGATGTTGGCCTTGAGGAGGTTGATGGTGTTCTGGGCGGTCGAGATGGGCTTGTTGGCGTCAGAGGTGTTGTCGACGTTGCCCAGACCGACGCTCGCCTTGTCGTGGGTCTGCCAGCTTTTGTCTCCACGCCAGTACTGGGCGGTGGTTCCGGCGGCAATCGTGGGTTCTTTCCCGGAGAGATCGACCGCAGTGGCAAGGCTGTCCCACTGGGCGGCGCTGAAGGCTCCTGCGGGGACGGCACCCTTCGCACGGTAGAGAATGCCCCCTTGGACGACGAAGTTGCCCAGCACGTAGTCGGTCGCGGCCGAGAAGTAGCGTACGGCGACGAGATCGACCGGGTTCTTCCCGGCATCGATCAGTCCGAACTGCAAATCCGCGAAGTTGAAGAACGCCTCTCCGGGTTCCCGCGAACCAGCAGCCGGGCGCTGCAACTTGACGCTCGAACGAAGCGCCTGAACCCTCATCACCATGGCTATCTAGCCCTTTCCTAATAGACCCCGCAGTCGATGAAGCCCGGAGACCACGCATATGCGGGTCCGGGACCGGCAATCGGCACCTGTCCCTCGGCAGTGCCACTGGGGACGGGCGCAATGGGCGTCCAAGACGCGTCTTTCCGGCCATATTGCTTGCCGTCGATGGGCGCTTCCGGCACTCCCGGCACCACGATGCCGGAACCCGAACCGTCGGGGCACAACCACGTAATAAACGTCTTGGAATCGGCGCTCGGGGCGACCGTGAAGGTGATCTGGCTCCCAAGGGCCATGTAATCGGCCGTCGGCTGCTGGATGACGCCGTCCAGAGACACGATCAGTTCCTCGGCCTTGGTCAGGGTGACCGTCGGGGCGGAGGCGTCGGCGGCTTCGAGGGCGAAGGTGACCTTGACGCCGTCTTTCCCGGCAAGCGGCTTCAAAATCCACGTCGTCACCTGACCGGGGCCAAGGGCGTTGGGCGCAACAAGAACGTCGATGCCGACGAGGTCTCCGGCGGCCAAGGGCGTGGTGAAGACGATGGTCGAGGTGCTGGCATTGACCGTGTAGGAACCGCCGGGGTAACCGGCCTTGGTCTCCATCCTCTTCAGGCCATTGACGTGGACGTCGATGCCCTCGGGGGCGCTGGCGTCGAGGATGTAGGAATTGCCGTGCAAATCGGTGACGCCGGTCGGAAAGGAGGCCTGCCCGGCAGTGGCCGTGTACCACAGAGACATGGTCGCGGCCGCAGAGGGCTGCGTGAACGGCACCCACTGGCTTCCATTCCAGACGAACGGCTGCTGGCTCGTGGTGTCGTAGTAGATGCTTCCGACTTCGATGGGTCCGCCATTGTTGTTGGTCACGGGAGGCACGGGGTGAGCGCCCAGATAGAGGCTCGTCAGCATCCCGAAGGCGTTGGCGGCTTGGTTGGCCCACCACCTTGAGGACCAGTGGTCGCCGGTGACGCCGGTCAGCGCCATGCTTTCGGCAGGCAGCGTGCTGGGCATCCACTCGGCCCACATGGCGCTGGCATTGGCCCACGCCTGCGCTTCGGAGGCGCTGTCGTCCCAATCGGTCCTGACCCCGACAGCATCCTCCAGCAGGGCGTTGGTCTCGTCCATTCGCGCATCCAGCAGCGCCAATCTCACGAAAGCGGTGTTTTTCGCGGCAAGCACCTCGTTTCCGGCAATCTGGGTGCCGTTGAAGGCCGAGACAGCGGTTTGTGCAGCGATTTCAGCGACTTCTTGGGCGTCCTTAGCCAAGTCATAGAGGTCGAACACCCGCTGGGTGGCCTCTTGGACGGCGTTTGCGACTTCTTGGACCAGAAAACCCCGGACTTCTGATGTAAACGAGTCGAAAGAGACCGTGTCGTTCTGGAGTTGGCCGTCGGAGCGAAGAATGAGGGAGACAAGGGCCTCAAGCTCGGAAATGCGCTGGTTCTGGGCGTCAAACGACGCATCCAGCATGTCGCCGGGCACTGGTTCGGTGGGGTGGTGCGCTGTCCAGTCGGCAAAGCTAAACACGCGCCGGAGAATCCCCAGCATCGTCGGCCGTCTTTCCGGAAGCAGCTACTCCTTCTTTATGGCTCTTTGGATTTCCTCGTCAAGCTCGGTCAGGGACATGTCGGCGAGGGGTTTTTCGGCAGCCCTCGCGATCTCCTGAAGCCGCCCGATGTCTCCGAGGCTCTCAAGAAGCGTCCTTGCGGCGGCAGCCCGTGCGGCGGGAGGGGCTTTCTGGCTGTTCGACACCTCTATGAGAGCGAGCGTCGCCACCCTCCTGATCTCGTCCTTCGGCGGCACCGATTTCGGGGGTCTGGACACCATTTGTTCACCTCTCTTCCGGGGTGGTCTTGGGCGGTGATTGTCGTGACAATCAGAAAAAACCTCCATATAAATCAAGAACTTAAAAACCCGAAATTTTTAGAGGTCGATACTTAAAAACCCGAAATTTTTAGGATTCGAGGGCAAGCACTTGTCCGGCGCGCAGGCCGAGGCGGGCCGGGGGCCGGATCGGTTTGGCGGAGATAGTCTCCGTCGAACACGCCAGCTAACCCATTGATTTCATTACGCTTTCGGAGACATGTGTCTCCCCGTCCCTACTTCTATCCCTACTTTCAACGCGCGATGGCTTTAGCGCTTGGTCTGAATTACATAGCCTTTTCAACGGCTTATGTCTCCCGTGTCTCCCTATGTCTC